CCTAGCCCCGAACCAGTAGAACAGACACCAGAGCAGTCTTATGAGCCTGTTTTAGCCCCGTACAGCGAGGATAATGCAGAAGTCGAACAAGTAGTCGATGAGGATATTAAAACCGCTGAAACAGTCCAAAATATAAGTCGAGGCACTGAACGCAAACTGCCTAATGTATCAGGCTCATTTAAAACTTATATGGATTATAGAACAATTACAAATACAAACAGCACACAATGGTATATGCAACAGGCGGCATGGACTGCCCTAAATGGTATTAGGTGCTATGGCGACAGATATATGGTGGCTATGGGAACATATTATTCTGAACAATGTGGAGATAAATTTGATATTACTCTTAGCACTGGACAGGTGATTAATGTGATTATTGGGGATGTTAAAGACGATGCTCATACCGACCCAAACAATATGTATATTGAACATAATCAGAATATCGTAGAGTTTATTGTAGATGTCGATGTGTTGAACTCGCTATCGCAACAAATGGGGGATGTTTCGTATAGTGGATTTGAAGGGGATATTGTTAGTATAGTTAAGGTGGAGGAATAAAATGTCAAAATTATTATGTCTGAGTTGTGGAGAAATATATGATAAAGACTTGATATCATTAACACCAAATGAATATTCTTTTTGCCCCAAATCATCGTGTATTGGAGAAGTTATTGAAGTAGATGATATGATTCTTCACGCTATAAAAATCCTCAATGAAAAAGGTTATTCTACAAAATATTGTTGTAGCGGTCATGCAGAACACAATCCGCCAAATGGTTATATTATGTTTGAAGATTTTATAAATTTAGAATCATGTCCAGAAAGATTTCAAATAGAAGATAGATATGGCTCAACAGTTATTCATTCGACTTTTGAATCAGTGGATTACTATGTTGATTCTCAGAATATTTTTAAAGATATGATTGTATTATTGGGTTGGGCAAAAGAGTTGGATTATTATGTTGAAGATATGGAGGAATAAAATGAAAACATATGAAATGTATGCAAAAGCAATAGAAGATGGAAAAACTTATCGTGCAAGTGATATGTTTTATAACAGAGAAAAAGGATTCCATGACGATGATGGATATATTTGGAGCTGGGAGGCTTATTCTCACCATAGAGATGGTTATGACGCATTTCTTAGTGAAGACGGTTGGGAAGAGGTTGCTGAGGAGAGATTATTTACGTTAGAAGAGATTAAAAATGCAGTTTATGATTTTGTCGAAGATTATTATATGTGCCCTCAAAATCATGTTAACGAACTTATAGAGGGAATTTTTAGCAAAGGCAGGAGGGGTTAAATGAAGGTATCAAACGTAGAAATTATGGGTTTAGACAGTAGTATTAAAGCATCAAAATATCCTATGGCAATTGATACTGATGTTTGCACAAATGAGGTTACAAAGACAACTATTAAATTAGCGCAAAGCGGGAAAGGCGAAGGGCATGACCAGATGCTCACTGGTATTGTGGTTAATTTTGACCTAAGGTGTACTAATAAAATGTGGGTCGAACTGGAAAGATATAAGTTTATTAATTTTGTATCTTCTCAATCTACTATGCACAGGATTACAAAATTAGATATTAGACAGCAGTGCAATGATTATGTATGGGGTTCTACTATTGACAAACTTGAGGGCGCTGTTAGAGTTTATAATCAAATGGTTGAAATGAAACTTGAACCAGAAATTATTAAAGATAAATATTTAGAAATCTTATACAATGTGCCAAGTGGATTTGAACTTACTGCAAGACTTACTACTAATTATAGAGCGTTAAAAACCGTATACTCGCAGAGGTCACAGCACAAACTCCCAGAATGGAGAGAATTTTGCGAATGGATTAAAACGTTACCAATGGCAGAAGATTTGATTGTATATAAAAAGGAGTAGATATGTTAGAATTAAAAGGAAAATATAACACCGCAAAAGTATTTACGGACGTAGTTGAAGAGACGGCAATTAGTCAAATCGTAACTCTATGCAACGAGGAATTTTCTTCTGGTTCTACAATTAGAATTATGCCCGACGTTCACGCAGGTGCAGGATGTACTATTGGAACTACTATGACTATTACTGATAAAGTAGTTCCCAATCTTGTAGGAGTAGACATCGGGTGCGGTGTATTGGCTGTAAAATTAAAACAAGGCACTCATATTGATTTAAAAATGCTCGACAATATCATTAAAGAATATGTTCCATATGGTAAAAATATAAGAGAACAAGAACATAAATACGCCCGTGGAATACCCTTTAATAATCTGAAGTGCAAAAATAAAATAAACATGGACAGAGCATTAAAAAGCGTAGGGACTCTTGGTGGAGGCAACCATTTTATTGAAGCCAACGTTGATGATGTTGGTTGTGAGTATTTAGTAATTCATAGTGGTAGTAGATATTTTGGCAAACAAATTGCTGAATATTATCAAGAACTAGCATATCAAGAGTTGCTAAGAAAAAGACTTAACACTAAGTCAATTGTAGATGATTTAAAATCACAAGGCAGAGAAAAGGAAATTGAATCCGCTCTAAAGATACTAAAACTTACAACTGTAAAAATTAATAAAGATTTAGCTTATTTAGAAGGAGATAGTTTTAATGATTATCTAAACGATATAGATGTCGCCCAAGAATATGCTATTGCTAACAGGTATGCTATTGCAGAGGAGATTTTAAGCCATTCAGGAATTGCCATTGGTTGTGTCGACTATACTTTTACAAGCGTTCATAATTATATAGATTTAGATAATATGACTTTACGAAAAGGAGCAATTTCAGCACAAGATGGCGAAAAATTAATCATTCCAATTAATATGAGAGATGGTAGTTTAATCTGTGTAGGCAAAGGGAACCCTGATTGGAATTTTTCAGCCCCGCATGGTGCAGGTAGAATTATGAGTAGGTCTGAAGCAAAGAAAAAAATATCTATGGATGAATACAAAAAATCTATGGACGGGATTTACACCACATCAGTAGTTGAATCTACATTAGACGAAGCACCAATGGCATATAAAAATAAAGAAGATATTATTAACAACATTGGAGATGCTGTAGATATTGAATGTATTATTAAACCAATTTATAATTTTAAGGCAGGTGACTAATATGAAAGACCCATGCCCGACTTGTCCACACAGATTTTCATGCACCAGACCATGTGTAGTTAAAGAGATTAGTTTAAAATAGAAAGGGGTATATTATGCCAAGATTAGAAAATTGGGCTATGGATGATTTAAGAGCATTTGGCGAGATTTACGACGACGACAGATTTAAAGACGGTGCAAATGTCGCAACATCAATTGTCAGAGAAGTAGATTATCAGACCAAAAAACTCTACACAACAAATACTATGTATGATTTAGGTGAGCCGACAGATGGCTATAGAAAACATCTTGAATCAATTGGAATTGAATTTTAAAAAAAATACTTGACAAACTATCAAAAGTATGGTATAATACATTTATGTTAATTTTTAAAAGTAAATAGGAGGAATTAAATGGCAAAATTTTACAACACGTTTGAATTTATTGGTGATGTTCAGACAGCAAAAGATAAGACTAAGATTATGTCTGTGTCGCAGAACGCCACCAAAACATGGGAAACCACTAAGGTTACTATGGGAATTAAAAAGGAACAGACCAATTCTGTATTCCTTGATGTTAAAGCGGGAACAAGACCCGATGGCTCTGGCATTGTATATGCTATGGGAGTAGATGGCACTACTATGAAAATTCCGTTTAAGGACAGGAAAAATCCTGATTATCTTGACCTTGTGGCAGATTTTTCTAAGTATGTTGTTGACCTTGAGACTGATGAGGATGTTAAATCTGAATATACTAAACTGAGATTCCAGATTAGCAATATCCAGAAGAAGATTAAGGACGGAACTGCAACCGATGAAGACAAGGCAAATGTTGTCGAATATCGGCAGAAGTACAAGGCTCTCGCAACAAATCGGCATGAGTTTATCTCTCAGTTGGATTTTGTAGAGTTTATTGGAATTAATATGGATACTCTTAAAGAGTGTAGAGTTAAGGTGCGTGGAAATTATTCTCCGTCATATTCTAACGGCAAGAGCTATCTGTCTTATGAGCCTAGAAGTATTGAAGTCGCTAGAGCAGATGAAGGAAATAAACTCGAAGTATATCTTGGATTGTTCTTTGGCAGGGACGCTATTACAATCGAAGACAACACAATGTTTATCGACGGCTATGTTCTGAGTCGTGATAGTTATGCAGGAGCAGATAGATATTTTAGAACCAAACTGCTTACTAGAAATGCCGCCGCATTTGATGCTTTTAAGACATTTTTAGGCACAAAGGAAAAGACTTATCAGCAGTTGGCTGTAGTGTGCGAGGCATACAATGGTGCTAATCAGAAGGAATTTACCGAAGACGACCTGACAGACGCTCAGAAGATGGCAGTATCTCTTGGCATGGCTACTATTGAATCATTCAGACCCGCAGGCGGATTCGTGCTTGGCAATAATATCTCAGAACTGAGACTTATTATGCCTTTGCTCAAAGGAGACTTTGCAAGTGGTGCTGTTGATACTGGCATGAAGGAAGAAGAAATTCTTGAACTGATTGCTAAGGGTATTAAAGAGGAAAAAACTACAGCCGAACAAGATAAGATTATTGCTGAGAGTTTTGGCGCAAAAGCAGAAGATAAGCCGCCATTTGAACCAGACACTGCAACAACTGGTGTGACTGCACAAGATATTGAAGATATTTTTGGTGGAATGTAAGGAGGACTAAATGGCACGAAGAGGAAAAGTAAACGAATTAAAGGTAGATTTAACTAATTATGATTATTTTATTAGTGGGCAGTCATCAATCGGAAAGTCAGTTCTATCTTTTGAACTAGGCAAAAAGATTACTGGCAACAATGAAGGTTCTTTTATTATCTCTATTGGAGAAGAACCTGCTCCCGACCATATCAACGGTGCTTTATATGATAAAGCAAAGACATGGGCAGAGTTAGAAGACATTAAGGAAGACCTGATTGTTAACAAGAAGGAATATCCGCATACTAAGTTTGTAGTGTTTGACAGTTTTGATGAGTTCTGCCGACTTGCAGAAGAGGAAGTGGTTCGACTTCACAATAGAGAGAATCCAGATAAGAGGACTTCTACTATTAAGTCAGCATTTGGTGGATATCAGGCGGGTGAAAATAAAGCACTTGACATGATGTTGAAGTTCACTGGCGAACTTAAAGATGCAGGATACTCAAGATTCTATATCGGACATACTAAGGAAAAGAATAAAAAAGACCTTATCACAGATATTGAATATACTGTTATTACGAACAGTGTAGCCGCAAAGTATTATGATTCATTTATGCACAAAGTAGCAGTTGCTTGTGTAGCATATATGGAACATGACATGACAAATATTGAAACGGTTAAGGACGCATTTACAAAGGGTACAAAACAGGTCGGAGATATTATCGGAAAACGTCGAGTTATCGTATTTAGAGATGATGACAATGTTATTGATACTAAATGTTACTTCAAACACATTCAACCTAAAATTGACTTTAGCACCGATAACTTTATCAAGGCGATTGAAGATGCAATTAAGGCTGAAATGGAAGAGATTACAGGCAAGCCCGTTACTGATAAAGAGGTTGGAAAGATTGCTAAAAAGCAGACCGCTGAGCGTGAAGCACAAGCAGAGAAGGTTATTGAAGCAAGCACCACTAAATCTCTTTTAGATAAAATTATCGCCAATAAGGATATGCTTGACATGGTTCAGGTTAAGGCAATTATGGATGAGTTTGGTGTCGCAAAACTTGCAGATGAGAACGCACCAAAAGAAATGTATGACAAGATTCTAGCAACATTAGGCTAATATTATATGAAAGGGGAGGCACAATCCTCCCCTCCCCTTTTTAAAAAAAACTAGATTAGGAGACTTTATGATAGATTTTATTTTAGGGATTATGTTTATGGCTGTAGCGTTGCCAGTATTAGATAAGATGGTTGAGTTGTTTCAAACAGCAGTAAACGCTAAAAATTCAGACATAAATGTAGATATTCAGCAGAACAACGTCGATATTCAATCTATGGGGTTGCCAGAGCAAAACACTAGTGCAATAGGATTTATGGTTCAAAGCGAAGAGGAGGAATACGACGAATATGACGAGTAAAGCACTTAAAAAACCATATATTGAATTTGTCGGACAAAGCGGGAATGATGTTACGGGCAGTTCTTACTTAGTTAAATATAATGAATATCAGATACTTGTTGATTATGGTTTATATCAATCTAACAATCTGATTGATGATTATAAAACTAATAAGACAAGACACAAATCGCTCAAACCCAAACAATTGGATTTTGTGTTTGCTACTCAAGCGCACATAGACCATATAGGCAAACTACCTGAACTCTATAAAAACGGCTGTACGGCTCCATTATACACCCCAAAAGGCACCACAAAGCTAATGAAACTTATGCTTATGGATAGTGCAAAGATTATGGCTACTGAATGTGAGCAGTTGAATACTAAGCATGGAATTAAAGCGACTCCACTTTATGACAACGATGATATTATGACAATGTTTGAGTATGTTGTAGAATATAACATTGGTGAGACTGTAGTTATAAACGACACGATTAAATTTACTACATATAATGCTAGGCATATTCCTAAAGCGGTTCAAATTTTATTAGAACTAAACAATAGTATCAACGGCAAGAAGATTCTATTCACAGGAGATATCGGTTCGCCAACTGCACCATGTCATTATCTTGCAGATTTTGATTGTGTTGAACAATGTGATGTTGTCATCGGTGAAGCAACCTACTCAGACAACAGACGTAAACACAGCATTAAAGACCGACCCAAAGATGTTGATAAGCTCCATACGGTTATATCTCAAGCAATTGAAAAGAAAGCAAAGGTATTAATTCCAGTATTCAGCCTATCTAGACTCCAAATGGTATTAACTTTATTATATGAAATGTATGGTAATAATTTAAGTATTCCAGTTATTATTGACACACCACTAGGCACAAAGATTAGCTCTATGTGGGGAGATTTAATTGATAAAGATGATGAACTATGGTATAAGGTTCACTCTTGGCAGAATATTAAAATTGCACACGAATATGGTGATAGTAAATACTGGCAAGAACTTGACGAACCTATGATTATACTGTCAAGTGGTGGTATGTTATCAGCGGGTAGAGCAGTTGGATGGGCTAAAAAGATTGTCAACAACCCTAAACACCATATTTGCTTTTGCGGCTTTGCAGGTCAGAATACATTAGCTCATCAGATTAAAAACCATAAGGAATACCCATACGTTAATGTTGATGGGGTTAAGTTAAAAAATAAATGCAACGTTACAATTTTAAATTCGTTCAGTTCTCATATGTGTTATGAGGAATTAATGGAATATTACTGTAGCATAAATTACCTACAGTTGGTTCTTGTTCATAGCGAAGATAAATCTAAGATTAAATTTGCAGAAGATTTAAGAGAGAGATTATCTAAAGCAAACAAGACTAGCAAAGTAGTATGCGGTCAAAAGGATATGAAGGTTTACTTTTAAAAAGTATGAAAGGAGATAAGGAGCATGGGCAGAAAAGCAAAATGTAAGATTTGTGGCACTGAACTTTCAAAGGATAGGTATTCTCCTAATGGCAAGGCTCCTTATTATTGTTCTGAGGGAGAATACCTATCCGTATATAAAAATGACGATAAAGATGAGTTATATGCCCTTATACAGCAGATTTTTTCGTTCAAAGATAACTTTATACCACCTCTTGTAAAAAAACTTATAAAGGACTTGACAAACACCTATGATTATGGTATAATAAAGGAGTGTTTCAAGGAGCAACGCAAGTGCATTGAATATTATATCAGTATCAAGCAGTTTGAGAATACTTCGCATATGATAAGATATGTATTTGCAATTATTAAAAATACTATTGCCGATGTTAAGCCAAAAGAGGAGAGGTGTGCGCCAGAGGATAATACTGATGTGGAGTTGTTGAATAATATTAAAAGTTGTAGTAGGGTTAAAGATATAAGCAAGTGGCTATAGATAAGGAGGCGACATGGAAAAACTTACACATAAACTAAATGTGTATCAAGGCAATATTATAGGGTGTCTATGGAAAAATCCTGAACTATATGCAGACTCCAATATCAATAAAAAAGACCTCAATCCGGATGGGTTATTATACTATAGTCTTGGTGAGAGGTTATATGCACTAAAGCACGATGTATTTGATGAGATTAGCGTATATTCATTTGTTGAAGGCAACGCATCATTAAAAAAACTATGGGAAGAGCGTGGCGGCTACAAGACCATTAAGGAACTTATGTCAATTGTTGACGAAAACAATTACGACAGTTATTTAGATAGTTTTTCAAAATATACAATCCTTAAAAAACTACTTGACAAAGGATTTAATATAGAAAAAGATTGGGATAAATTTGAGCAGATGACGGCTCAGGAAGTTCTTGATTATTATGAATATATGATTAGTGATATTGGAGTCGTTACTAATAGTGATGTGGAATTTGAACACTTGACATTAACAGACGATGAAATTACAGATATTGAAAATGGTATATTTATGGGGTTAAATTATGGACAGTATTCGCCTATGTTAAATTATGCTACACTAGGCATACCTAAAGGCGAATTAACTATGGTCGGTTCATTTGTTAATGGTGGGAAAACATCATTCCTTGTTAGTAATATTATTATTCCTATCGCCAATCAAGGTACAAAGGTTCATATTATATCTAATGAGCAGAGGTCAATTGTATTTAAGTTTCTGCTTTGTGTTTATGTATTGACAACTGAGTTGAATTATTTTAAACTTACTCGAAAAAAATTAAAGTCTGGCAACTGGACAGAAGAAGATAAGGAGATGATTAAGAAGGCTCAGGCAATAATTGATTTAAAATACAAAGATACAATTACGTTCACTAAGATTTTCAACTATAGCAATGATAAGGTTAAAAAGATTATTCGCCGCCAATCAAAACGGGGGTATGAATTAATTGTATATGATGTATTAAAATCTGATAATTTGACAGATGGACAATTTTGGCAAGCGGTTGTTGAAGATAGCAAATCTCTATTCCAGATTGCGTCAAAGGAGAATGTTGCTGTTGTCGTTAGTTATCAGTTGGCATTGGCTCAGTTAAATCGCAGATATTTAGACTTGTCATGCCTATCTACTGCAAAGCAAGTATCTGAGGTTTTCAGCGAGTGCGTCTTCTTTCGTTCTCTTTGGGATGATGAGTGGCCGGGAGAGAAGTATGATATAAAAACATATCGCAATATTAAAGACCCCGTTACTGGCAAATATACATCTGCAAAAGAGTTAGTTGAACTTGATAGAGATAAAGATTATAAAATATTCTTTCTGAGCAAGACCAGAAATGATAATGCGGGTGCTTGTTTTTTATATAGGTTCGATGGAGAGTGGAACAGATGGGTAGAAATTGGCAAGTGCCATGTACAAAATACAGGAATATAAAGGAGAATTATATGGATAAGGAATTTGAAAAACTCAGAGATTTTATCTCAGAATTAACTATGGATGATGAGGTACTGCTATTTGACCGCCCATCATATGCAACAGCATTTATCGGCTTGACAGAGGACAATACAGCAGTATATGATTTTGATAAAATGATTAAATACTTAGTAGATAAAGATGGTATGGATGCAGGTGACGCTATTGATTTTATTGAATATAATACAATTCGTGCTTTGCCATATTATGACAAGCCGCCACTTATTCTATACCCTATAGACAGAGAAGATTGGGAATAAACTAGAAAGGAGTATAATATGGACGTAGCAGGAATTAAAAATTATATAATTGATAATCCCGATACCATTGTACTCCTTTTAGAATCGGCAGGATTTGAAAAGATTAAATCCCGCACAAATGAGATTAGATGCGCTAGAGATGAGGATTCTAACCCTACGGCAGTTAAAATCAATCCTAATACATTAGGTTCAATATGCTTTAGCACCAATCTTAAAGGCGACCTAATCACATTATTACAGGCTAAATTAGGGTATTCATTCACACAAACATTAAGATGGATTGTGACGACATTAAACTTATCAGAGAGTATGTTTAAGTCGCAAGAGGTTATAATGCCGTTTGGTGGATACTTTAAAAAGATAGGGAAGTCCTGCGACGAATTACTTGAAAGTCAACTCTATCCCCCCATTGTGTTGAATGAATATAAATCTCCTCCTAATATAAGATTTTTTAAAGATGGAATATCCTTTTCAACTCAAGATAAATTTAAAATTGGCTACGACTCCTTTTCAAAGCGAATTACAATTCCGTGGTTCAACACGATGGGTGAACTTATAGGAATTATGGGGAGACTCAACAAAGACGAGTTAGACGATGGTGAGTTAAAATATCTCCCCATAATTCCGTTTAGAAAAGACAATGCACTATATGGATATGATATTAATTATACTGATATAGTCGGCAAAGATATATGTATTATTACTGAGGCAGAGAAGGGGGTTATGCAGTTAGATAGCATGAAACTCCCTTATGGCGTAGGATTAGGCGGAAATGCTATTACAGAGGCGAGAGCAAATCTGGTCAAAGGATTGGGTGTTAGCCGCATTATACTTGCATTTGATGAGGGGTTGGAGTTGGATTTGATTAAAGATAATGCTAATCGGCTCAAGGCTAAAAACGCTTTTATTACTAATAATGTAGGTTATATATATGACCCTAGAAATGAAGTTATGCCTAAGGGTAGTAAATGTTCACCTACAGATTTAGGGGTCAGGGCATTTCAGAAGTTATTAAAGGAGTATACGGTATGGGTGTGACGTTAGTATACACAAACGATTCTAATGGTAGTGAGATTTATACTATTGAAACCGATGTTGAACCAGTTAGGAGTCAAGTCAAAACAGAACAAGAGACTGAAATTTTTGATAAAATCATACCCTTAAAATGCCTTTTTGATAATGGTAAAATATCTGAAAAAGAATATGTTGATAAATTAATAAAATTAATTGATGAGATAGAATAAAACACTTGACAAAACACACAACCTATGGTATAATGTTGCCATAGGTTATTTTAGCAGTAGGGAGGGTTAAATGGGATATAGAAGAGATTTGACAGGAATGGTCTTTGGAGACTTCACAGTATTAGGACACGACGAATCCCGTGGAAAATATCAATATTATGAAATATGTAAATGTAATAAATGTGGAAAAGAAAAAAGCATAGCGTCTGGTGGCTTAACCACAAGGAATAAAAACTTTTGTGAGTGTAACGAGAAGTTTAATAAAAGAGAGGATATTACGGGCTATGAAAAAGACCTATCTGGTGAGAAATTTGGTAGCCTGACCGTTATATCTTTTTCTCATACGGAACACTCGCACTCTCATTGGAATTGTGTTTGTGATTGTGGAGAAGATGTTACAAAATCTATTTCATATTTAAAAGGCTCTAAATATAAAATGTGTAATAAATGCAGGAGTAAAATTCTTAGCGATAAAATAGTTAAAAAAGAAAAACCTGTGGTGGATAAAAAATCTCCGGGACAAAAGAAGCAGAATACGTATTGTGAAATGGGAGACCACACAATAATTAATGGAGATATAATTGTTGACACCGAAGACGTTGAATTTATTAAATCGCTAAATAGGTATGTAAGCAAGAGCAGTGGTGGCTATCCTTTAATATTTGTAAACAACGGTTGGTTTTTTATACATAGGCTACTTATGGGGTTGCCACAAAAATATGATAAAGAAACTAAAATTATTGTAGACCATATAAACGGAAATAGACTTGATTGCAGAAAACAAAACATGAGAATATGTCACAAAGAGAAAAACCCTATTAATTGTAAGACATACAAATCAAACACAAGCGGAGTTAAGGGTGTTAGTTGGATGAAAAAACTGTCAAAATATCAAGCGAGTATCTGTGTTAACGGTAAATCAATTTATCTTGGCGTTCATTCAGATATTAACGATGCTATTGCGGCCCGCAAAGAAGCCGAAAATAAATATTTTGGTGAGTTTAATAGAGGAGGCGTGAATGAGTAATAACTATACAGTATATCATCTTCATACGGAACAGTCTCTTTTAGATAGCTGTACAAATTATAAACTTTATGTTGATAAAGCGGTCGAATTATGTCAAACTGCAATAGCATTTTCCGAACACGGGGTTTCGTACAATTGGGTTGATAAAAAAATGTACTGTGATAAGATGGGTATTAAGTACATTCATGGCGTAGAAGTATATTTAACCAAACAATTAGAACCTAAGATTAGAGATAACTACCACACAATACTCTTGGCAAAAAACCATGATGGTGTTAAGGAGATTAATAGGCTTATATATATAGCGTCGCAGGACGACCACTTTTATTATAAGCCAAGACTTTCATTCGATGAGTTTTTAAATATTTCAGATAATGTTATCAAGATTAGCGCCTGTCTTGCATCACCACTTAGGCATATTAGAGACAATGAAGAACTCTTGAAAAAATATGATTACTATGAGATACAGTATCATAACCATCCAGAACAAATAGAGTATAATAAATACCTATTAGATATGTCTAAAAAGCATAATAAACCATTAATTTTAGGTACAGACACACACAGCATAGACCAATATAAGGCTGAGTGTAGAACCATTATTCAATATGCTAAAAAAATAGATTTTGAGAATGAGGATGCGTTCGACTTAACATACAAATCATACGATGAATTATGTTCGCTAATGGAAAAACAAAACTCAATAGATAAGTCTGAATGGATTAAGGCTATAGAGAATACAAATATAATGGCTAAATCCGTTGAGAGTTTTGAACTCGACACAAGTTTTAAATATCCTAAACTATATGATAACGAAGAGGAAGTTTTATGGAATACAATTAAGGAGAAGTTGAAATACAAAGTAGATAATAATATTATTAAAAAAGAGAACAAGGATAAGTATATAGATTCTATCAAAGAAGAAATGCGTGTTTTTAAAAAGATAGGGATGATTGGTTTCATTCTATTTATGTCTGAACTTATGTCTTGGTGTAGAGCAAGCGGCATACCATATGGATTCTGTAGGGGGTCGGTAGGTGGCTCTGTAGTGTGTTATATAACAGATATTATTGACGTAGACCCTGTTGTGTGGGACACTGTTTTTTCCAGAATGGCAAATGAGGACAGAATAGAAATTGGAGATATAGATGTGGATATTAGTCCAGACCAAAGAGAGTTGGTTTATAATTATATTATAGAGCGATTTGGAGTGGAATATACATCCTATATTCTTGCAAGCGGAACTGTATCTGACAAGGGTGCTATTGATGAGATAGGCAGGGGTTTAGATTATAAATGGAGAAAAGACGGAGGCACAGGTGTTAGTCCATATAATTTAGACGTAATAAAGGAAATAAAATCTGAATTTGAACAAAATCCCGACGAGACAAGAAAGAAATACCCTGAAGTGTTTTACTTTTTCGACGGAGTTATTAACACAGTCGTATCGCAATCTGTGCATCCTGCGGGGATTATAGCAAGTCCGGTCAATCTAATTGACGAATATGGCTGTTTTAACAGCAAGGATAAAAATATTATATGTATTAATATGGAGGAAGTGCATGAAGTCTCTCTTGTTAAGTATGATATATTAGGACTTCTAAACGTTCAGATTATTAGAGATACTTGTAAGTTGGTTGGAATAGACTATCCTCTGTCGCATGAAATTAATTGGAATGACGAATTTGTGTGGAATGATATTATAACATCTCCTGTCGGTATATTTCAGTTTGAAAGCGATTTTGCATTTGATTCTTTAAAAAAGATGAAGCCTAAAAAAATCAACGATATGAGTTTGGTTAACGCCAGTATTCGTCCGTCTGGAACGTCGTATCGGGACAGATTACTTAATAGAGAAACAAACACAAATCCATCTGAACAAATAGACGAACTACTAAAGGATAACTTTGGCTTCCTTGTATATCAAGAAGATTCGTTAAAATTTCTACAATCTATTTGTGGTCTAAGCGGCAGTGAAGCGGATAATATTAGACGGGCTATTGGCAGAAAGCAAAGAGATAGATTAGAGCAGGCACTACCTTCTATATTAGAAGGGTATTGTCAAAAGTCTACTAAACCAAGAGAGATTGCCGAAGAAGAAGCAAAGCAATTCTTGCAAATCATAGAGGACTCTTCTAACTATCAGTTTGGCTACAACCATAGTACAGGATATAGCATGATTGGATATACTTGTGGATATCTGAGATATTACTACCCGCTTGAGTTTATAACGGCGTTCTTAAACAATTCTGACAAAGAAGAGGATACGTGTCGTGCAACAGAATTGGCCTGTCAAAAGGGATTTGTAATACTGCCACCAAAGTTTAGGTATTCTAAAGGACAATATTTCTTTGACAAAGAGAACGGTTCAATATACAAAGGCATCGGCTCAATCAAAGGTTTAGGAGTTAAAGATGGAGATTATCTATACTCTATCCGCAACAACCACTACTCCACATTCTTAGACCTATATGAAGATATCAAACCCCACATTAACACTGGCAAAGTATCAACGTTAATTAAACTCGATTACTTTTCAGAGTTCGGCAAGTCGGATTATCTACTTAAACAAATTGATATCTACAACACATTCTACGATAAGTCAACTGTCAAGAAGGAAAACTTGACAAAGTTAGGATTGACACATGAATTAGTGACCGCTAATTGTGAGAAGGAAACCGCAAAACAATACTCTGGTGTCAATATGAGGGCTATTATAAACTACTTAGTAGATAAACTGCCGAATATTGATATTGAACCAAATGACCGCATTAAGCATGAATTAGAAGTATTAGGATATATCCAGTATATTAATCCTAATATATATAATCAAATGTATTTATCAGAGGTTAAGTTAAACAAATATAGCACACCATTCTTTACAATGTATAATATTAACAACGGCAAAACTGCAACGTTAAAGGTCAATAAAAAATACTTTATTGACAACTCAGTTGAGACGGGTGATATTATTGCTATTGTTAATATTGAGAACAAGCCGCAACGCCGCAAAGATGAAAATGGTGACTGGCAAGTGGTCGGAACTGAAAAAGTATTAGAAAGTTATAGAAAATTATAAAATAACACTTGACAAAAGGTTTAATATGGTGTATAATAGGACTATATTAAATCTTTTGTTTATTTAAAGGAGGAATAGATATGCCAAGCATTAAGAGTTTTAATTTACTGCCATGCCCGTTTTGTGGCGGAGAGGCTGTTATGGTTATGTATTATGACGACAACGAAGATGAATGGGAATTATATGCAAAGTGTAATGGCAGAAAATGCGATGTTGCCCCAACAACAAGACCCGTTTATTGCAATATTGTATTAGACGCTATTACGGATAAGGTTATTAATATGTGGAACGGGAGGGTTGAATGAAAATAAATCAAAAATTAGACCATATAGTTGTAGATGATGGCTTTATTGAAAATTACCTACAACTGCATGGGGTTGATAATGTATATAAATATATGAATCCCACATGGGATTGTATTGAACCGCCTGAGAATTATGATAATATGGCTGAAGGCAAGGAGTTATTAGAGAAGCATCTTGGCGGGAAGATTGGGGTGTTGGTGGACAAGGACGGAGATGGTGTCTTCTCATCAGTATTAATATATAATTTTATTGGAGACATATCAAGACTCTTTTTTCACGATGGTAAATTACACGGGTTAGGAGACGAAAAAGTATATAAAGAGATTTGCGAGAGTGGAATTGATTTACTTATTATTCCAGATGCGGGAAGCAACGACTACGAACAGCATAAAGAGTTAAAAGAGAAGCATAATATTGATATACTTGTGACAGACCATCATTCGGCAGAAAGATATTCAGACCATGCAGTAGTTATCAATAATCAACTATCTCCAAATGTTATTAATAAAGACGCAACAGGAACAACTGTTACGTGGCAGTTTTGTAGATATTTAGATGAAGAGAAGGCAAAAAAATATATTGACTTATGTGCATTTGCAACCGTATCTGATGTAGTAGACGTGACTAGTTATGAGAACAGGGCAATCCTATATTATGGATTAGAGAATATCAATAACCCTCTACTTGTTGCTATGGTTAAAGAGTTTAATAAGGGGGTCAAACCCACACAAAACGATTTGGGATGGGTGTTGATTCCTAAAATAAGCAGTTTAATTCGTACAGATAATGTTGAAGACGATATTTGCTTATTTGATGCTATGACCAATCCCGGAATTACTATGAGATGGAAAAAGGGGGTTCGTGCCAAAGAGGAAGAGTGGACAGTATTAGATAGAGTTATTGAACAATGCAAGACAAGTCAGAAGAAACAATCTGATATGGCTAAAAAGTTTATGGAGAGAATTGAACCTGAACTTGACAGAAGCGCAAAGATTATCATAGGTTTTGCAGGAGATGATTTAGGTGGTGGATATACTGGATTGGTCGCAGGCAAGATTAGTGATAAGTACAATAAACCTTGTCTATTGTTAAGAGATAGGGGTGATTCTTATACAGGAAGTTTAAGAAGTGGGGTTGACCTTAGAAGCATACTTGACGACAGCGAACATACGGATTGGTGTCAAGGACATGAGAAGAGTGCGGGTATACAGATACCGAAAGCCAGTTTGAACGATTTTAAGGCATTTATCAGCACTTTAGACTTGTCTGACGACCCCGTACACGATGTTTTATATAGTTTTGAGCATAGTAGTATACCCGATGAATTATTCGGGCTTATAGAACACCACAAAGAGTTGTTCGGGAAGGGTTTGCCGTCTCCATTATTCCATATTAAACCATTTCAACTAAACTCAAGTCAGATTATGATGATGGGGAACAATACAACATTAAAAATTCCACTTGGCAACTTGAGTGCAATTAAATTCTTTTGCAGTAAAAAGATTAGAGAGGACTTTTATGTTGGTGAATATACTGATATTGAGGTTGAATTGATTGTAGAATTGTCGGTCAATTATTGGGGAGATGGCAAGTATAACCAGTTCTTAATTAAAGACTATTCTGTTAAAAAGACATCACCAAAGATTAGTTGGGACGACTTAATTTAAAGGAGATTAAAATGAAAAAATTACTACACAAAATTAAAGTAGAAATTAAATCAATTATATATGGCATTAAAAATATCATAATCTGGCTACCTATCATATATCAAGATAGGCATTGGGATTATTCATTTCTATTCACAATTATGATTAAGAAGATGGAATTAATGGAAGAGTTCTATGCAGACGAATCTAATACGTGGGGAAGAGACGCAAAGACATATGCCGAAGATATTCATAGGGCTGTAGTGGAACTCAAATATATTGCAGATGAA